ACCGCACAACCTTCGGGTACTGGCCGCCGCCCCGCTCAGACGGTAGCCGGTGTTTCCCGCTCCTCTGGGAACACATCTGGGCGCAAAAAGGTTCGACTCACCCCGACCCAAGTAGCTATTGCGAAAAAATTGGGTGTGCCGCTGGAAGAATATGCGAAATACGTGAAGGACTGAGACAATGACTGAAGAGACGAAAACAGATCGTTACGCAGGCATTGATCGTGCTCCGCGTGAAAACAAAACCCGGGAGAAAACGGCGGCTCGCCGTCCGTGGGCTCCCCCGTCAATGCTTGACGCCCCACCCGCGCCGGAAGGCTTTAAACATCGCTGGATTCGTGCAGAGGTTCGCGGTTTTGACGACCGTAAAAACATCTCTGCTCGGCTTCGTGAAGGGTTCGAATTGGTTCGCGCCGATGAGTACCCTGATTACGAGGCCCCGGTGATCGACTCGGGCAAATACGAGGGTGTCTTTGGTGTTGGCGGCCTAGTTCTCGCCCGCATTCCTGACGAAACGGTTGCTGAACGCAATGCTTACTTTGCCGGACGCAATCAGGACCAAATGAATGCTGTCGACCACGACATGCTGCGCGAGAACGCACACCAAACCATGACGATCACTAAACCCGATCGTCAATCTCGTGTAACCTTCGGTGGCCCGCGTAAGTAAGCGCGGCCCCCAATGACGGAGAGAAGTTATGGCAAACGCCGAAACTGCCTTTGGCCTTCGTCCTGTCGGACTCGTCGGATCCGGTGTGAACAGCACCGGCGTGACGGAGTATGAAATTGCGTCGAACAACACCAACGCAATTTTCCAGTATAGCCTCGTTACCCCTGCTGCTGCAGGCGTGATCGACCAAGCTGGTGATACTGCCGGCGGCACCACTGCCGCTCTTGGCGTCCTGATGGGCATTCAATATCAAGACAGCGTCCAGAAGAAGCCCGTGTGGCTCAACTACTGGCCGGGCTCGGGTAGCGTGTCTGTTGACACCAATTACCCGGTCAAAGCCTACGTTGCCGACAACCCGGACCAGCTGTTCGTGGTTGCCGCTGACGCAACGCTGACCAACCGCGCTACGGCGCTGGCGGGCGTTTTTGCAAACGCTTCGCTCGGCACTTCGGCCCGCACTGGTTCGACCGCGAATGGTCGTTCCAACTCGCAGCTGAACGTTGCTTCGATCGCAACTACTGCAACCCTGCCCCTGCGTATTGTGGGCCTCGTCGATGACGTGGCAAACAGCGATTACGCTTCGGCTGGCGCGCACCTGTTGGTTCGTATCAACGCTCATTTCAACGCAGCAACCCGTCGTTTTGATTCGCAGACCACTGCGGATTCGACGGGCGTATAAGGAGGTCTGAAATATGGCTATCTCTCGCGCACAACTAGCGAAAGAGCTGGAACCGGGCCTTAACGCGCTGTTTGGTCTGGAGTACGATCGTTACGACAACGAGCATGCTGAAATCTTTGATGAGGAGTCTTCGGACCGAGCATTTGAAGAGGAAGTTATGCTGGGTGGTTTTTCCACAGCTCCGGTAAAATCGGAAGGTGGGGCCATCTCGTTCGACGACGCACAGGAAACCTTTACTGCGCGTTATACGCACGAAACCATCGCACTGGCTTTCTCGATCACCGAGGAAGCAATCGAGGACAATCTCTACGATCGCCTCGCAGCGCGTTACACCCGTGCACTGGCTCGTTCGATGTCGCAAACCAAGCAGATCAAAGCTGCTTCGATCCTGAACAACGCGTTCAGCACCGGCTCGCCGATTGGCGACGGCGCCGCGCTGTGTTCTTCGGCTCACCCGACCCTGTCGGGCAACCAGCGCAACCAGCTTTCGGTTGCGGCCGACCTGAACGAGACGTCGCTTGAGCAGATGCTCATCGACATCGCCGGGTTGACTGACGAGCGTGGTCTGAAGATTGCCGTTCGCGGCATGAAGCTGATCATCCCCAAGGAACTCCAGTTCATCGCAGAGCGGGTTATCAACTCGAACCTGCGTCCGGGGACGGCAGACAACGACGTCAACGCCATGAAGTCCATGGGCATGCTGCCCGAAGGTGCGGTTGTGAACCACTTCCTCACCGACACCGATGCATTCTTCATCAAGACGGATGCGCCGAACGGCTTCAAAATGTTCCAGCGCACTCCGATCCGGACTGCAATGGAAGGCGATTTTGACACCGGCAACATGCGCTTCAAGGCGCGTGAGCGTTACAGCTTCGGCGTCTCTGATTGGCGCTCCGTGTTCGGTTCGCCGGGCGCAGCGTAAGCTCCGCGACACTATTGGAAGGGCCCGCTTCGGCGGGCCTTTCTTTTTTGAACGAGGTGCGGTAACGTATCGGCAGGCAACCCCAAGCCGTGCAGACAGGACGCCTACCTGACGATGCACAGACTGTACGGCGAAACCTTGTGCATGAGGTAATGCAATGGCTTCTACTACGTTTTCCGGCCCGGTAACGTCCACTAATGGCTTTGTCGGCGCTGTTACCGGTGACGTCACCGGCGCAATTCAAGTCCCTACGTACACTGTTGCTACCGCCCCCTCGGCATCTGCCGCTGGCGCGGGCACGCTGGTCTATGTTTCTGACGGCGCAGCCGGTTCTGCCATTCTGGCGTTCTCGGACGGCACCAACTGGAAGCGGTCGGACACCGGCGGCACCATCGCGGCTTCGTGAGGTGAACCATGGGCATTAAATGGGAAGCACCCTCCGAAGAAGAGCTTGCAGCGCGTCAGCCGGCTAAGCCTGTTAAGAAGCCGGCAACCAAAAAGGATGACAGCTGATGTCCAATTCAGACGTCAAAGCAAAACGTCTGACGGGAACAGGCGCGGCCAATGTTGGCCGCGCACGTTTGCGGCAGGTGCATGTTCTTACGGGAGCGGGCGCGGGTCGCCTGACCATGACCGACGGCGACGGTGGTCCGACCGTTTTGGATATCGACTTCATTGCTTCGGATTCGCAGCCAATCAACATTCCGGAGCAGGGGATACTATTTGCCTCGGACATCCATGTCAGTCTGGCGACCAACATCACCGCGTTGACGATTTTCTACGCGTAAGGCCGCAGGATGGCAAAGTCCCCGGCTTGGCAGCGCAAGGAAGGAAAAAGCCCGAAGGGCGGCCTGAATGCAAAGGGCCGCGCTTCGGCAAAGCGTGAGGGCATGGACCTCAAGCCGCCTGCGCCAAATCCGAAGACCAAGAAGGACGCTGCCCGTAAGAAGAGCTTTTGTGCGCGGATGGGGGGCATGCCCGGTCCCATGAAGGATGAGAAGGGGCGGCCTACGCGCAAAGCATTGTCTTTGAAGCGTTGGAAGTGCTGAGGAGCGCATGATCCATGAATGTCGTAGCATTTCACGCACCCGATGAGCGAGAGATCGTGGAAGAAATACGAGCGTGGTCGGCACATGCGCTTGAAAAGAACAACCCGTATTTTAATGGCCTTCCGCCGTGCCCTTATGCAAAGAAGGCGTGGCAGGACAATCGGGTCGCGATAATCTTCAAGTATGGCGGCAACCAATGCTTGTTCAACGTTTTGACGGAGTTCAACGCGGCGCTGGATCTTGTGATTATCGTGGACCGCAACACGCGGCAGACGCCTGACGAATTTCACGACTACAACGATGGCTTGAACGACGCGATTTCGCGCGGCATTTTTGGCGATCGCGACATTTGGGTTATGGGCTTTCACCCTGACGACGACGCCAACGATTTTGTTGACGACGGGACGTTTGAGCCGCATGTGAACACGCCGTATGCGATGACCTTTGTCCAGCGATTGAGCAAGGTGCAAGAAGCTGCGGACAAGCTGAAGCAAATGGGCTACTATGACGCGTATCTTGAGGAGTACAACGCGTCAGAGCTCTTTGAGAAACGGGAAACCCTGTACAGGAGACTGAAAAATGGCGATGAGCCCGCGTAAGATGATGGCCATGGGCAAGAGTGGCGAAAAGAAGACAAAGTCGGCTGTCAAACTGCGTGGCGGCGGCATGGTGAAGAAAATGAACGCGGGAGGATCCGTTAAGAAATCCCCCCGCCCCCAGACCCGTCCGGATGACCTCATGGAAGGTTTTGCCGTGCGTCGCGGCAATGCCGAGGACAGGCTGGAAGGCAGCGATTACAACGAGCCCCTGAAGCGCGGCGGCCGCGGCAAGCGGAAGATGCGTATGGGCGGAATGGTGAAAAAGTAATGGCACGGGGTCTTTACGCAAACATCAACGCCAAGCGGAAGCGGATTGCAGCGGGGAGCGACGAAAAGATGCGCAAGCCCGGCAGCAAGGGCGCGCCGAGCGAAAAGGCGTTTCGCGAGTCGGCCAAGACCGCGAAGCCTGCTAAAAAGCGGAAGAGCAAGACATGACCGTTTCGGGCACCAAGACGTTTGAGCTGGACGTCACCGAGTATATCGAGGAAGCGTTCGAGCGTTGCGGCTTGGAGGCCCGAACGGGTTATGACTTGAAGACGGCCAAGCGGTCGTTGAATCTGATGCTGGCCGAGTGGGCCAATCGGGGCTTGAACCAGTGGACCATTGCGCGCACGACGGTGACGTTGACGCAAGGCACGCGGGACTACAACTTGGGCCTCGACACAATCGACGTTTTGTCTGCGGTCGTGCGCCGGTCGAGCACCGATTATGCGCTGGATCGTGTCAGCCGCGATGCGGATTTAAACATTCCGAACAAGAGCACGCAGGGGCGGCCGTCGCAGTTTTTTATCGATCGCAGCATCAACCCTGTTCTCAAGCTCTGGCCGACGCCGGAGAACAGCACGGACGTCGTCATTTTGGACCGGCTGGTGCGGATGGACGATGCGGCGGCGCAGACCAATACGATGCAGATGCCGTTTCGGTTTTACCCTGCACTGGCCGCTGGGCTGGCCTATTACATCTCGATCAAGCGCGCGCCGCAGCGGACGCAGCTTTTGAAGGCGGTGTATGAAGAAGAGATGGAGCGTGCGATGTCCGAGGATCGGGATCGCGCCTCGTTGCAAATTCAGCCCTACATTGGCTATTACGGGAGCTGAACATGGCAAAGTTCGCGCTCGGCAAACACGCCTACGGCATCTCAGACCGCTCCGGCTTCCGGTATCCTTTGCACCGGATGAAGAAGGAGTGGACGGGGGCGCTTGTTGGCTTTGACGAGTTCGAGACCAAACAGCCGCAGTTGGAGCCGCGCCGGCACATTACCGATCCGCAGGCTTTGCGCAATCCGCGCCCTGATCGCGTCGAGCCGTTGGTTGTTTTTGTCGGGGTTCCTTTGGTTGAGGCGCCGCAACTTGGTCCGGTGCAAGCCTTTGGACAAGTCGGCACAGTCACGGTGGTGATCACATGAGCTTTACTTATGCGCAATTGAAGCAGGCCATCCAAGACTACACGGATAACACGGAGACCACCTTCGTGAACAACCTTCCGTTGTTCATCCGGGCGGCCGAAGAGCGCATCCTAAAGGGTGTGCAGCTTCAGTTCTTCCG